AGAAGACACCAGGAAAACAAGATTAACACTCAAACAAATCAACTCTATGAGATTGGCATCAGAGGCACACGATGCTCAACAGAAGGAAGAGGCAGTATTCGTCCAAAAAATGTACGGACAACCTGCCCAAGACGATAACTTAGAGTTATAATGTCACAAACAGCATTCGTACTGGGTAACGGTGAGTCCCGTAGGGGCATAGACATCAACGATCTCAAAGAAAAAGGCACAGTGTACGCCTGTAATGCGGTGTATCGAACACATCAACCACACTGGCTGGTGGCAGTTGACCCCAAGATGATGCTTGAGATAGCAGAGACAGATTATGTTGTACATAATAAAGTGTACTCCAACTTTAATAATCAATACGAAAAACATCAGAAACTACTAGATCATGTCACTTGGTCTAAACCCAGCCTGGGTTGGAGCAGTGGTCCAACTGCTTTAAGACTGGCTTGCGAACATGGATTCAAGGACATATACATACTGGGATTTGACTATCAAGGGTTGAAAGAAGACAGCAAGAACAACAGATACAGGCTTAATAATGTTTTTGGCGATACAAGAAACTACAAAAAACGTAGCGATGAAGCAACATTTTACGGCAACTGGATGAATCAAACAAAACGTTGCCTGGAAGACTACAAGGACGTGAAATTCCACCGTGTGATACCAAAAGACTGGTTTAAACCCAAGGACCTAGAATGGAAAGGCAACATAGATCACCCGACTACAGAGCAATTTCTAGCCAAATTTGACATACAGATAAAAATCTAGCCAAAATACGCCTTTTCACGCCAATTACAGTACCGTTTCTACCCCTTTGCAGTAAATACAAACACTTATAAGTACAAATCGACCTAATTAAAGGAGCACGTGTAAAATGTCAAATAATAAATTTGAGAGTTTATTAGAATTACTGATAAACGAAGAAAATGATAAAGCAGAGGCTTTATTCCACGAAATCGTAGTAGAAAAATCAAGAGATATCTACGAGAATCTAGCAGACGAAGAAGTAACTGCTGAATCAAAAGACGAAGAAGTTAAAGAAACTGAAGCATCTGACGAGAAAGTAGAAGAAACTACAGAAGAGAAAGTAGAAGAAACTACAGAAGAATCTAAAGACGAAGCAGTTGAAGAGGCTTCAGAAGAGTCTAAAGACGAGCAAGTAGACGAAGTTGTTGAAATCGAAGACGAAGCAACTGAATCTGAGACAACTGAAGAAGAATCAATTGAAGAAGTAGGCGGCGACGCAACTGACGAATTGGTTAAAGACATCTCAAGCGAAGAAGAAGGCGAAATGGATGCAGACAAAGGCGAAGAAATGCCAGCAGACATGGAACCAGAAGCAGACGCAGAAGGCGATGTTGAAGACAGAGTTGTTGACTTAGAAGACGCTTTAGATGAATTAAAAGCAGAATTCGAAGCAATGATGGGCAAAAAAGACGGTGAAGAGAAAGAAGAAGAATCTTTAGCACCAGAAGTTGCACCAGAGTTAACTCCAGAAGTTGAAATGGAAGGCAAGAAAAGCAAAGAAGACATGAAAGAGTACAAAAATCCTGTCAATGCGGACAAAGCCGACCATTCAGACAAGTCAGCAAAATCACCAGTAAACACTTCTGTTAAATCAGCAGGTGGTACAACGGCAAACATAGCAAAAGGCGGAGCAGACGACAACGGAAGACCGGCTCCAACTGCGGCTAAGATGCACGGTGACTTTGAGAACACAGGCGGAAAAGCAAAATCTACTTCATACAAGAAGATGGAAAAAGCGGACACGGCTGATCACTCTGACAAATCTGCAAAATCTCCGATTGCCAAAGCGTAATTGTTGATTTAAAGGAGAACATCGGATGAGTTCACTATACCTAAGAGAGAATCTAACATTTGATCAGGCCAGAGTGCAGGTCTTACACGAGGGAAAAGACGGTAAGGATTTGTACATGAAGGGCATCTGCATTCAAGGTGGAATCAAGAATGCTAATCAGAGAGTTTACCCAGTGTCGGAGATTGCGAAAGCAACTAAAACACTAAACGATCAGATTAGTTCAGGATACTCTGTGTTAGGTGAAGTTGATCATCCAGATGATTTAAAGATTAATTTGGACCGTGTGTCTCACATGATTACAGAGATGTGGATGGACGGCCCAAATGGATATGGTAAGATGAAAATTTTACCAACCCCAATGGGCTCACTTGTCAAAACTATGTTGGAGTCAGGTGTGAAGTTAGGCGTTTCAAGTAGAGGTTCTGGAAACATGAACGAATACGGAAGCGGCGAAGTTTCAGACTTTGAGATCATCACAGTTGATGTTGTAGCCCAACCTTCGGCACCGGGTGCTTATCCTACGCCAATTTACGAACACCTAATGAATACAAAGGGTGGTAACATGGCAAAGGGTTTGGCGGCAGAAGTTAGAAATGACCCTAAAGCACAAAAGTTCCTGAAAGAGGCACTAACAAACATAATAAAGGACCTGAAATAAAATGATAGACGCAATATCAAAATTAGTAGAGTCTGGAGCAATATCAGAAGATGTTCAAAAAGGCATCCAAGAGGCTTGGGATTCGAAAATTAAAGAAAACAAAGAAGTTGTAGGCGCTGAGTTAAGAGAAGAATTTGCTAAAAGATACGAACATGACAAAGCAAACATGATCGAAGCAATCGACTCTATGATGAACGAGAAGTTATCTGAAGAGATCACAAAGTTCGTTGAAGACAGAAAAGCACTTGCACAAGAAAAAATCGCTTACAAAGAAAACGTAGGCAAACATTCTGCAAAATTAGAAAACTTTATGCTTTCTAAATTATCAGAAGAGTTAAAAGAACTACACGGCGACCGAAAAGGTGTCCACGAAAACTTCAAGAAGATGGAAGAATTCGTAGTTGGTGCTCTTGCTAAAGAAATCAAAGAGTTCCATGAAGACAAAAAAGGCGTTGTGGAAACGAAAGTCAAACTAGTAGCCGAGGCCAAAAAACAAATGGCCAAGATGAAAGAGGCTTTCATAACAAGATCTGCTAAAGTTGTAGAGTCTGCAGTGAACAAAAAACTTGCTGAAGAGTTAAAATCTCTTAAGGAAGACATCACAGCGGCGAGAACTGTCAACTTTGGTAAGAAAATATTCGAGGCGTTTGCTTCTGAGTACCAGAATTCTTACTTAAATGAGAAATCTGAGACTGCGAAGTTAATGAAAGTTGTGGATGAAACTGCAATCAAGTTAAAAGACGCTGAGAAAGCCGTCGAAGAGAAACAAGCGGTGATTGAGTCGAAAGAAGCCGAGTCCAAAAGACAGGCTGACTTGATGGAACGTAAGGAAAAGATGGCTGAGATGCTCAAACCATTGGGCAAAGAAAAGAGTGAAGTAATGAGTCAGTTGTTAGAATCAGTTCAAACAGCGAAACTTCAAAGTTCATTCGACAAGTATCTACCACACGTGATGGCTGACAAGGCTGTGACAAAAGAAGGTGCCAAAATACTTTCTGAGTCAGGCGGCGACAGAGCACAAAGGGAAGATGCTGACTTAACAAATATCCGTAAGTTAGCGGGTATATAACAACTAAACTAAAGGAAGATTACAAATGTCAGATATATTTGAATCAAAATGGGGCGAAACTAAAGCCGCTCTTACAGAAGGTTTAGCAGGCAACAAGAAAAAAACTATGGATGTAGTGTTAGAAAACACTAAAAGATACTTGGCAGAGCAATCAACTGCTGGTGCCACATCTGCAGGTAACGTTGCTACGTTAAACAGAGTGATCCTACCAGTAATCAGAAGGGTAATGCCTACTGTTATTGCGAACGAGATCGTTGGTGTACAACCAATGACTGGTCCAGTTGGTCAGATCCACACACTAAGAATAAGATATGCAGACACAGTTGCGTCAAACACGACTGCAGGTGAAGAAGCATTATCTCCATTCAAAATTGCGAAAGCATATTCTGGAAACCAGAACAACACAACTCCTAAAGGTGCTAACACAGCCTCTTTAGAAGGTACTCCTGGTAAAAGATTATCAATCCAAATCTTGAAACAACCGGTTGAAGCGAAATCTAGAAAATTAAGTGCTAGATGGACTTTTGAAGCGGCTCAAGATGCACAGGCACAACAAGGTATCGATGTTGAAGCGGAAATCATGGCGGCGTTAGCTCAAGAGATTACTGCTGAGATCGATCAAGAAGTAATTGGTTCATTAAGAACATTAGCCGGTTCGGCTTCTGAGACTTTTGACCAAGCGGCTGTGTCAGGTACTGCAACATTCGTTGGTGATGAACACGCGGCATTGGCTGTGTTAATCAACAGAGTTGCTAACCAAATCGCAACAAGAACAAGAAGAGGCGCTGGAAACTACGCTGTAGTTTCTCCAACTGCTCTTACAGTTCTTCAATCAGCATCAACTTCAGCGTTCGCAAGAACAACTGAAGGTACTTTCGAAGCACCTACTAACACTAAATTTGTTGGTACATTAAACGGCGCTATGAGAGTTTACGTTGACGCTTACGCTTCAGACGGTACAGACGTACTAGTAGGTTACAAAGGCGCAAGTGAGGCAGACGCACCAGCGTTCTATTGTCCTTACATTCCTTTAATGTCTTCTGGTGTTGTACTAGATCCGGCTACATTCGAACCAGTTGTTGGTTTCCTAACAAGATACGGTTACGTTGAATTAACGAACACTGCATCTTCACTAGGTAACGCGGCAGACTACGTAGGATTAGTAGGAATGAACAGCGGAACAAACTTAAAATTCAAATAAGCCAAGGTTTATTTTTATTTCAAAAAGGGCGGCTTCGGTCGCCCTTTTTTTGTGACTGATCGATCATTAACCGCACACTTATCAATCTTTTTCCATACTCATACCAATCACAGACCAAATGTGGTAGTTTTATCCTGACTGTAGACTTCTAAATAATTCAGTTCCGCAAGGAACTTTCATAACAAAAGGGAGGTCCAACATGGATTATCTTACTAAAATAAAAGGATGGGCAAAAGGAATTGCTGACGTCGGTGTATCATTCATCGCGTTAGGAATTGTTTTAGAAATCCTTTTCAATGGTCAAGGTATTCCGTTCTGGCCAAATGTTTCTGTAATAGGAAACGTCCAGGGCGTACTGCAAGGATTCTCAGATCAAGGTTTGATCGGTTTAGTTGCAGTTTGGATTTTATATCATATCTACAACAGAAAATAATATAAACATCTAGAAATACGTAAAACCCTAAGGGTGGTGTGATTACATTTTGGATTGGATCACATCGCCCTTTTTCTTTGCACTTTACACATCTCAAATTTTAATAAATACACATAGTTCAAACGTGCTCTTACATCGTGTAGGAGACTTATGCGGATAAAACCGCGTAGCCAGGAGAACTGGCATTGGACTCCTTTAAAGGAGAAAACAAATGGGAAGACCAGTAAAAAAAGATAGATTCGGTAGTTCAGCAGGTGACTTTGAAGTCACTGGTGCGTTCTCAACTGAAGCAGTACAACCAGACGGAACAGGTGCAGAATCAGTATCAACTGCATCAGGAAACTTCATCGTATCTCAAAGATCAAGTACGAGATACAAAGTGAATTTCCTATCAGCAGATGGATCAACAAGACTTATCCAAGTTTTAGATCTAAAACCAGTTGCGACAGGTTCACTTACAGCAGGCCAATTCTGTATACAGATCATCTTAGATGACTCTACAGTGGCTTACGCAAGTAAGATCTTCAACAACACTGTACACTACAAAACAGCAGGCGGTGTTACAGGTTCAGTGAAATACTCATTGAGCTCAGAGGGTGCTGACGAAGGTAAAGTTACAGACGTTGGTTCAATCGACACAATCTAATACTTTTAAACGTGCTTTTATGGGGGAGTTACACGCTCCCCCATTCACAACATAAATAATAGCAAATGGCAAAGCATTTACGTACATCAGGTGATTATACAATTAAAACGGGCACAGGTGCGGGTGGCTCTAATTCAGTAATTTTCGATTCGAAAACAACAAGAGTAAAAGGTGATTTAATAGTTGACGGTACAAATACAGTTGTTGACACAGCGTCGTTGACAATTGAAGATCCGATTATAATTCTAAGCAGAAACAACTCAACACCAAGTGACGTTGACTCGGGTATTTTGGTCAACAGAGGTGCGGCGGACAACGCGGCACTGTATTGGAACGAAGGCGACGACACATTCAAAGCAGTCACAACAACATCAGATGGATCAGGCACAACAATAGCAGACACGGCACTGGCAAAACTACAAGTGGCAGAGCCGGCGGCAGGATCTGATGCGGCGACAAAGACTTACGTGGACGCACAAGTGGGTGGTGGATTCACTTTGAAAGTTGCTGGCGAGGACTCTACACAGATTACAGTAACGACAGACAACACACTTCAGTTTACAGGCGACAGCAACATAAACACTGCTGGATCAGAGCCTGACACAATCGCACTTACTTTAGCACAAAATTTAGTCAACGTTAACTCGATAGACACAGGATCATCAAATGGCGATCTTATCTTGAGAGCAAATGGTACCGGTGACGTGGTAATAAGCGACACTATCACATTTTCAGGGGCGGCAAGTACGCCAAGTGCCACAGCAGTAACAAAATTATACAACAAAACAGCAGGCGGTGGAGGCACTGGCCTGTATTTTATCAACTCAAACATCAGTTCTGGCACGGAAGGAGAACTGATAAGTAAAAAGAAAGCAACCGCTTTGGCGATTGCGTTAGGATAATATGGC